TAACGAAACAATTCTACTGAGGGTAATCAAATGAGCGGCAACGTAGTTGTGTTTCCAAAAGAAAAGAAGAATTCCCCGCCACAGTCTTTACAAGAAATGCATGAGAGCATCGAGGCTCTTCGAAAAGAACGAATTGAACTAACAATCGACACAGTAGTACCAAACCTTTTTATGAGTTTATTGCAAGAAGGTTTTGATCTTTCTTTAACAGAATCTGGTGTTAAAGACTCTGCTTTGATCATAGAGTCGGTCAAAGCTGCCCTATATAGATCAATGGACTTTAAACATGGTTTACAGGCGATCTCTGATAAACTATTCGTCGTGAAAGAAGATGAAGAGGGCACAACAGTCGTTAAGGTAGATTCCGGCGACGACGATGTAGAAATTGAAGATGAAACTAATGCTTGACTTATTCTTAATTTTAAGCTATACTAAGTTTAAGATTAATTGAAAGAAACATAGATGATTATCGTTGACATGAATCAGGTAATGATTGCCAATTTTATGATGCAGATTGGCAATCACAAGAATCTAGAAATTGAAGAAGGAATTGTTCGGCACATGGTGCTCAACAGCCTTCGTTCTTTTGTTCAAAAGTTTGGTCAGCAGTATGGTGAACTTGTTATCGCATGTGATGACACCAACTACTGGCGGAAGAAGCTGTTCCCCTACTACAAGGCTTCTCGTAAAAAGAACCGTGATAAATCAGAGATTGACTGGAACACTCTATTCAATTCTCTCAACAAGATTCGTGACGAGATTCGCGATAACTTCCCGTATCGCGTGATCAAGGTTGAGTCAGCCGAAGCTGATGATGACATTGGAACTCTTGTCCATAAATTTGGCAAGCAGATTTCAAGCAAGACTCGTGACATTCTTATTCTTTCTGCGGATAAGGATTTCATTCAACTTCACGAATACTCTAACGTCGATCAGTATGATCCTACTCGCAAGAAGTTTATTCGTAAGCCTGATTGCGTAGCCTTTACCAAGGAACTCATCATGCGTGGTGATGCTTCTGATGGTATCCCCAACTTCCTTTCTCCTGATGATAGTTTTGTTCTGGGTAAGCGCCAGAAGCCCATCACTACAAAGAAGCTGGAAGAGTGGATCAAGCTGGAGCCAGAAACTTTCTGTAACTCAGAAATGCTTCGAAATTACAAGCGTAACGAACAGCTTATTGATCTTCACTATATACCTGAGGATATCAAGACCAAGGTGATGGAGCAGTACAATGCTCAGGAAGGTAAGGGTCGCGATAAACTGTTTAATTACTTTATCAGTAACAAGCTGAAACATCTCATGGAATCAATTAGCGAGTTTTAAAATGACACCTGCAATTCACGAAATCTTAAAAAAGACAAACCAGTTTGAGAAGCGAGAAGATAAAATTGCTTATCTTAGAAATAGCTGGAGTGTTCCTCTTGGCACAGTTATCAAGTACGCTCTTGACTCAAATGTCAAGTGGCTACTGCCAGAAGGCGAGCCACCCTTCAAGGAAGCTGAGTCTGTCAACACCAATAATCGACTACAGGCTGAAGTCAAAAGGTTTTACCTTTTCGTCGAGGGTGGAAATACCAATTTAACTAAATTGAAGAGAGAATCGCTGTTCATTCAGCTGCTAGAATCCATTCATCCAGAAGATGCAAAGATTGTACTTCGGATGAAGGATAAGAAAGATCCCTACGAAGGGATTGACCGTTCACTTATTTTAGAGGCATTTCCAGGGTTACTAACAGATGAGCAAGTTCAAGAAAAAGTTTCGTAATTCTTTCGACGAGGAATCAGAGGACTTTGATGATTACATCGAACAGAAGTCTCGCAAGAAGCTAAAGAGTTTTGAGCGAGCATTAAAGACTCGAAACATTGATGATCTAATTAATATCGACGAAGAGGATTACGATTACTAATGCCCCTATACACATTGAAGAACGTAGCCACTGGTGAGATTTTCGAAGAAATGCTCACCTTCGCCGAGTATGATGAGAAACTAAAAGATCCAAACATTATCAGGGAATGGGATGGTGCTCCAGGCTTCATCTCAGGTTATAATATGAAACCAGCAGAAGGGTTCAGAGATCTGCTTCGGAATGTGAATAAAAAGCACAGAGGTGCAAACGTCAACACATTCGACTAAGGAAAAATAATGGATTCTGTCAGATTAACAAAAAGACAAAGAAGACTGATGGCAAAACAGGGTGTCATAGATGAAACACCTACTGTAAACTTTAAGAATCATTTTAGACTTAATCGTATCGAACCCTTAACACAGAACCAATTAAAGACTTTTGTGGCGTACGAAAAAGAAAAGAATTTAGTTCTTCATGGTATGGCTGGAACAGGGAAAACATTTATCTCCCTCTACCTTGCTCTTTCTGATATTGTATCGGGAGAAACACCATATCATAAAGTTGTAATTGTCAGAAGCGTGGTACCAATTGGGAGTTAAAAAGGGAATATAAACGGTAAAAGGTAATAATATGAAGAGAAATAGGAAGAAAAAGTATGAAGAGAGAATAGTAGAATGTAAGTGAGAGAGAAAAGAATAAAACAG